TTAAAAAAGATAGATTTAATTAAACCTTGTCTAAAAAGATATCTGGCAGGACACGTTAAGTCTAAGTTTAGAACAGTAGCAGCAGACGAATTTATGATTGCAACACTATTGCCTGTACAAAGATTTAAAAAACAATCTGACAATCATGTATTTGGAAAATCAAGGGGAATGATATAATGGACTTTGGAAGTTTCATAGAAGCAGGTACTTCAGCAGTATTAAATGAGATACTGGCGTCAACTCATGATAGTAATGGAATGGCACTTCCTTCAAGATATGAAGTGTTGTTTTTACCACCATCAGGAACTAGAGGTTCAGGTGGTATAGGTGCATCTACTAATTTGTTTTCACAAGTATTAAAGGGTCAAGTTGGTGGACAAGTTACCAAAGATGTATCTTATCAATGTAACTCTATTGAGTTTCCATCTAGAATGATTGAAACTACTGCTGATGAAAATATTTATGGCCCAGCAAGAAAGATTGCACAAGGATATACTTATGCTGATGTTACTGCCAAGTTTTATTGTCATAATGATATGAGAGAAAAGAAGTTTTTTGAAACTTGGCAAAGACTTGCATATAATCCACAAACATTTGCTATGGGTTACTATGATGATTATGTAGGAACAATACAGATATATCAACTAGACCATAAAGGAAATAGAACATATGGTTGTGAGTTAATTGAGTGTTTTCCAAAAAACATTGGAGACCAAGCATTATCTGGTGCTCAAGCTCCTGCTGTTATGGAAGTAGATGTAACATTTAGTTACAGATATTGGAAAAACTTAACAGACGAAGCAAGTTTACCTAAACCATTATTAGAAAGACTGCAAGGGGTACTTGCAAATCAAGTAGAAAGAAAATTAATAAGTAGAATACCTAAAGTATTAAGTAGATTATAACAATCGGAGTGAAAAATTATGGCATTACCTAAACTTGAAACACCAACCTATACATTAACTTTACCATCAACAGGTGAAGAAATAAAGCATAGACCTTTTTTAGTAAAGGACCAAAAACAATTAATGATGGCAGAAGAATCTAAAAGTGATGATGAAATGGTAGATACTATGGCTAACTTAATTAGAGATTGCACTTTTAATGGTGTTAATCCAGATACTTGTCCTATATTTGATGCAGAGTATATATTTTTAAGAGTAAGAGGAAAATCTGTAGGTGATAAAGTAGATATAAATCTTAAATGTCCAGATGATAAAAAAACTATGATACCTGTTACGATTGATTTATCTGAGGTAGAAATTAATATGACAGATGACCATACAAATATAATACAAGTAAATGATACTGTTAAATTAGTTTTTTCTTATCCACTTTTAAAACACACTAAAATGTTTGTAGATGGGAAAGAAAGTGAAATGATTTTTAAAACATTAGAAAAATGTATTAGTGAAATTCATTTTGGTGAAGATATATACAACAAAATTGATATATCTGAAAAGGAGTTAAAAGATTTTATAGATTCATTGAATACAGAACAATTTGAAAAAATTATTCAATTTTTTGAAACTATGCCAAAATTAAGACATGTAGTAGAGGTTACAAATCCTAAAACAAAAGTAAAAAGTGAGATTTTGTTAGAGGGTTTAAACAGTTTTTTAGAATAGGGCTCTCTCACGAGAGCCTAAAATCTCACTACGAAACGAATTTTGCACTTATGCAACATCATAAATACTCATTGACAGAGTTAGATAATATGATGCCGTGGGAAAGAGAAATATATGTAGGATTGCTACAAAATTGGTTGAAAGAAGAAAACAAAAGAATAGACGAAGAAAATAGGAAGATGAACAATGGTTGAAGATAAAACAGTAAATATAGTAGAAGTAGACCGTTCTACCACAACAGTAGAATCAGGTTCATGGTATAACAACGCTGCCTCTAGTTTTGATAAGTGGCGTGTGTTCCCTAGATTATTAATCTCTCTGTATGGATATTCATTTTACAGAACAACAGAGTGGTTCATGACATTACCTGACCCAACTAGCTCACAATCTGCCTTTGTATCAGTAATCGTAGGTGCTGGTGCTGCATGGTTTGGATTATATGTGGGTTCAACGAGTAAAAAATAATGGCAAAAATGGACGACACTACAAAACTACTTCATAAAGATTTTCAAGTCCTTATTTTGCAAAATAAGGAAACTAATGCTCATCTTAAAAAATTAAATAAACCATCAACTTTACCACAATCAACTAATGAAAACTTAGGTGAGATTCTGGCAGGAGTTGCAGTTGGAGCGATGGATAGAAAAGCTGAAGATGCTATCGCAAAAGGTCATAACTTAGGTCTCGGTGTCACATCAAAAAATGGTATTGATATTGTTCCTGGCTCAGAACCAAAAAGTCCTAACGCAAAAGAAACATTATTTGGTATCACTAGAGCATTTTATGCTAAACATAGTGTACAAACTTTAGTAGATTCATTGGGTAAAGTAAATGAAACATTAATTAAACAAGAAATTAAAGAAAAAAAGACTCAGAGTATTTTCTTTGCAAATAAAACTCGTCTGGGGAAATTAGTTGATTTTCTTAAAAGTGATAGTGGTGATGGGTTTTTTGGTAGTTTAGCTGATAAACTTGGAATTACAACATTTAGAAAATTCGCTGCCAAACTTTTTAGTGCAAAAGAAAGAAAAAAATTGTACAAATCTTTTGGTGGATTTGTTGGTTTAAAAATAAAAGGGATAGGTATGTTTATATTGGGTGGTCTTAAAAACTTAGGAATGACACTTTTAAAACCACTTGGTAGCATAGTTAAAGGTATTATTGGTTTACCAAAGAAAATTCTAGGATTCTTTGGTGGTGTTTTTAGTCTAATAGGTAGACTTGCTCTATTAGGTGGTGGACTGTTTGCACTTTCTAGACTTTCAGAATTTTTAAGAGCTGTGTCTCCAGAGGGAAGAAAGAAATTTGTTGATAAAATGGTAATTGGAACACAAATGCTATTAGCTAGCGTTGCATTTTTAAAAGATATGATTATGGATACTATTATTCCTGTTCTTATTTCTTTTGGAGATGCAATATACAAAGTTATTGAATTTCTTGCTAGATTTGTGCCAGGAATAAATGTTGGACAAGGTGCTGGAATAGATGCTGAACAAAGAATTAGAGAAAAATATAAAGGTCCTGTTGAAAACCCTGATATGCCGCCTGGTGTTTTTCTTGATGAAAAAGGAAAAGAAGCATTCATTCAGAATGAAATAAGAAGAGATAGAAATAAAAGGTTTAAAAAGGGATTAGGGGAATATTTAACCACATACTATATAGGCAATGACACTATATCCAAAGCAATAGGTGGGAAAACAGCGAAGGAATATATAGATGAGTATAGAAAAAAATTTAAGTTTGAAGAAACTAAAGGTTTAATGATAGGTAATGAAGTAGTTTTGGGTACAAATTCAAAAGTTTCTAACTCAATTGAAAAATACCAAAAAATGCTGGAAAAAGTAAGAAAAGAAGAAGGGAGAAATAACCAATCTTTAGACTTATCAAATAATCCCTACTTCACAAACAATTACGTAGACAACTCAATTAGTAACCCTATAAAAAATATTTCATATGGAGCTGATGCCCCTAACTTTAATAATGATTAGGGATGGGGTAAAACTATCTAGGATTTAGATGGTCTTCGGTTAGTATCTTAAATTCCATATTGTGGTCTAAACAAAATTCTTTTGCAGAATCCCATTTTGCTTTATTGATACCCCAAGTTTTGACTTTGTTAAGCCAAGCTCCAGTTCTTCGTTTAGGGTGTTTTTCAGGTGGTGAACATTGATGTTTAGGTTTAACTTCAATGATGTATTTTTTTACATTACTATTCTTATCACGAACTTTGACATAGAAATCAGGAAAATATCTATGATAACGACCATCCCAAGGCGATACATAGGGTATCACGATTTCTTCACTACCCCACTCAACAATAGATGTAGTAGTATCACAGTACTTCATCATTTTAAGTTCCCATGAGGAACGATAAACAATGTCTTTAACATCGCCTTTATACTTGATGGGATTTTTTGGTTTAAACTTTCCTTTATATGTCATAATCGTTATAAATA